ACTTTAATAAAGCCCTCAAAACTAATAATTATCATTACAGCGTAATATCTACCTTATCGTACAGAAAAAGAAATGATTTGTTAAATCTCATAGTTTAAGTGTTATAAGCCAAAGCCCCCATACCCGACACTACCCTCAAAACATTATAACTAAAAGCAAAAATATGTAAACTCCCCGCGCCGCTGTGCCAGTCGCCCCTCCCGTTATTTTGCCACCAACCAACCGTTTCACTATCAACCCCCGCCCCGGTAACTGGCGGAGTATTGCTAGCAAGATTTTTATTTACTTTTCCAATTTGTAACGTAACATTATCTATTCTACTAAAGTTAGCCGCACCAGACGGCTGGTGTTGTTCGGGTCTCAACGCAAAAGAATATACGTGAATACCCAATTGTACCGCAGGGCTAACATTACACGTGTGGTGATAATAAGGTTGTATCACAGTGAAAAATTCTGAACTTCTTTTTGCGAATCTTTCTGTTCCGTTGAAAGTAATAGTAATGTCGTCGTGTTCGTAGGTGGGGTAACCGTCGCTATCTTCTAGAACCCAGACGAGTTCTTTAACGGGGTGGTTAAAATCTAGGCGGGCGCCAAATTGAAATCCGGAGGTGGTGTTTTGGGGCACGCTAAAACCCCCGGTGTACTGTACTTGTTCGATAAGATATTCGTGCGACAATTTAGCAAACGCTTTCCTTTCCTCAGTTTCCAAAAAAATATAATCAACCCACAACTTAGCCGTAGAAATCTTACTCATTCCTTTATATAGTAACCTAGTATTATTACCAGTGCCTTCAGCATTGTGCGGCTGAGACCATGCATCAGTGCTGGAACCCGTGCCAAATTTAATATTCACTTTAACTTCGTGGTACTGAAGTGAAATAAGAGGCAAAGACAAACCGGGATTCCTATTAAACCAAAACATAAGTGGTACGTAGTGGGGTCTTCCGTGGCTTGTTCCTATAAGAGCATTTTTACTTTTATCGGAACCGGATTGAGTTAAGGTGTACCACATGTCTAACCACCTTCCATAATGTTTGTCTATTTTTTGGCCTCCAATTTCTAATTCAACGAATTCGATGGCTTGTCTGTAAAAATATGTGTTGAGAACATCACCTCTTGGGCCCATGCCATGGTTGCCGGTGGTGGCTTGTAATTCAGTTTCAAATTCTAAGTACATTCCCGATATTAAATCGCCGAAACGTCCAATTTCGCAACTGACCGTACTTCCGGGACTGGGTGTGCCTACAATACTTTGTTCTATAGATTCTCTGCTAAAATTAGTGTGACGTCTGTATACTACCTTGAAAAAAGTAACGTCTGGGTTTCCTGTTAAAAATACATCTTGTGCTCCTTTTGCTATGAGTTGTATTAGTCCTCCTTGTGATGGCATTTATCTTATTAGTATAAAATATTATTTTAATGCGCAAAAATTAAACCTCCCATACCGGATGTTATTTTCAAAATATTATAGTTAACAGCATAAATAACTATCGCGCCAAGATTTGGTGTCCCTGTATAAGTTGCCCAACTTCCGTTGCTCCCATTCTCCCACCATCCCGTCGCCGGATAAGAATTCTTTGACGATTGATTAGCATTAAGTTTATTTATCAGAAGCGTGGCTTCCTGAAGTCTGCTAAAATTACAGGTTCCGCTCGGCTGATTCTCTTCGGGTCGCAGAGCGAAGGAAAACACGTGAATACCCAATTGATTGGCAGAATTCATCATACAAGTGTGATGATAGTAAGGCTGAATCGTCGTAAAATATTCGCTCGACTTTACGGTGAACCGGTCGTTATTATTAAATAATATCTTAATTTCGTCGTGTTCGTAGGTGGGGTGACCGTCTTGATCTTTGACGATCCAGACAAGTTCTTTAACTGGGTGCGAAAAGTCCATTTTTGCGGTTACCGATCTTTCGGCCGTTGCGGCGAGACTATCGGCAGGTATGGAATAACTTCTCATTTGGGTTTGTTCAATAAGGTATTCGTGGGAATTTTGGATGTAGCGTTTGCGCTCTTCAGTATCCAAATAAATATAATCAACCCACATTTTAACTTTATTCACCTCAATTTTACTCATTCCTTTATACGTGGCTCTCGTAAGATTGCTGCTACCACCAGTTTCATCCTGAGAATTATCAGCAGTAGTCCACGCACCTCCCCCAGAACCTTGAGAAAATTTTATGGATACGTTAACATCGTGATATTGTAAAGCAAGCAAAGGAAGGGCCAAACCTACATTTCTATTAAACCAAAACTGTAAAGGCATAAAATGCGGCCTCCCGTTATATTGATCAGATAAACTTCCTTTGCTTTTAGCCATTGGGTCGTGACTCAGCGTATACCATATATCTAACCACTCTCCATAGTGTTTATCTACAAGTTTTCCACCTATTTCTATTTGTACATATTCTATCGCTTGCTGATAAAAATATCGCGCCAACACCGCTTTCTGCGTGGCCAGATTCCTTTTATCGGTTCCGGTTCCGTCAGGCATTGTTTCTAGGTCCGTTTCGAATTCAAGATACATGCCAGATACAAGGTCTCCGTTTCTTCCAATTTTACAAGTGACTATTTTACCGGGAGCCACGTCGCCCTTCAGCGTTTGTTCTACGCTTTCCACCGAAAAGTTTGTGTGTCTTCTGTATACCACTTTGAAAAATGTAATTTGAGGTTCTCCGGTGAGATAAACGTCTTGTGCGCCTCGCGCCACTATTTGTATTATTCCGCCTCCTGGCATGTTTTAATAGATGGAAATATTTTATTTTGTTAATAATAAAGGAGACTCGCGCGCATATGAAGTATCCAGAGAAAAAGCGGGGAGGATATCATTTTCCCGATTATCCAAATTTTAGACCAAACGTTGCCCCCTGGGACGTATTCAAAATGGGCGCTTTCGGCGGAACTTACTGGAGACCAATTTATAGCGGCGTAACTGGCAAAAAATACAGAAACGTTCACCACAAAGATTACCCAAAAACTTGGTGGCGGGGAATCCCCGAAGAACACCTGTCCAGACCGTGGGAATTTTACGATAAAAACATTAACCAATACAGAGTTCGGGTGGGAAGCACCCTAGATTTCTGGGAAAGCAAAGACTGGATAAAAGAATCCCACCCTTACGGCTGGTTCCAGTGGTACTGCGATTTTTTTATGGGAAAGCGTTCACCTGACGACGTAAGGCAAATAAAGAGGTGGGAATCTTTGGCGGGTCCCCGAGGGAGGTTTAGGAAGTGGTTGATTCGGTTGGTAAGGGAGAAAAACGGGAAGTATAACGATTATACCGTGAGCCCCTCTATAAGGCAAACTTTGTTACATTGGGGGTACGAATTGATAAGGAGAGATTACGAAAATGATTCTTAATGTTTTCTCTTGTAATCTACGGATTCCAGGAGGGGATTATCTCTTCTTCTGTGTTCTTTTAGTTGTCTTGTTATTTCTGCGGATACGTATTTGTTGAAGTCTTCATCTTTACGCAATTCTAATATTAAAATGGGGGCGGGGTACTTGTTATTTTTAAGGTATTTACGAACGTGGCGGTTGGAGATACGAAGCATTTTTTATTTAAAATCCGTCGTATTGCTTTATATCGTGTAAAACCTTTATTTGCGTCCACAAGAAGGACTTCTTATAAAACAGCACTTCGGCGCGCGCCACTCAATTATGTAGATAATCTTTGAGAGATAGAATCGTAATCTACATAAGATTGTTTAGATTTAATAATTTTTCCCACAGGTATCATATCTTGTAAATCGTTAATATCTACGTTTTTATCAAATATAACAGCCATACCTATACCGCAATTGTATGTTTCAATCATTTCTTCAACAGTCATATCAGAATTCTTAAAAATCCATTTAAATATTTCAGGTATAACCCATTTTCCATCAATATGAATACTATGTTCTTTATCTAATATTCTAAGTATATTTTCAACTAAACCACCACCGGTTATATGGGCGAAACCCTTAACTAATGGACTGTATTTTTGAATAATATTATTTATATCATCAACGTATATTTTTGTTGGGGTAAGAAGTTGATTTAATCCACCAGGTATATGAAAGTCGGAAATGTCTAGTAATTTATGTATAAGAGTATATCCATTAGAATGTAATCCGGTTGATGGCAATCCATATATTAAATCGTCTTCGTCTATTTTTTTAGGGTATACATCTTTTTCAATAGCACCAACAGCAAAACCGGCTAAATCAAAATCAAATGTACCTTTGTACGTTAAGGGCATTTCCGCAGTTTCACCGCCTAATAGGTTACACTTTGCTATTTGGCATCCTTTATGTATACCGGAAATTATTTCGGAAGATATTTGAAAATTTAATTTGTGAGAAGCATAATAATCAAGAAAAAATAGCGGAGT